ATTTTTCCAATTGAAAACCTAAAAGACAAAGGCGTAGTCTATGGTTGCAACGCAATATACCGCGACCATCCAAAGCTCTGTGACCACATAGTTGCTGTCAATCCTGATATGTATAATGAGCTTGCCAAATGGCACAACAAAGGTAAAGAATCACCGCTAATACATGGCATAGATGATATAAGCAAGTGGAACTACATCTGTGAAGGAGATACTGAACACGACCTGCCGCATGGATTGAAGATATATCGTATCTGGCGTGGTGGCGACATTAAGAAAAAGAAAATAAAAAAAAACGATTTTTCCGAAGCAAAAGGATCTGGTTGTTCGGCAGTACTAATGGCCGCGGAGTCTGGTGTAAAAAATATCATTATAATGGCCTTCGATATCATGGGTGCCCAACAATGGGAAATGGATACTCCTAGTAGGATCCAAAATAACATCTATAAAAACACTTTGAACTATCCAGACAGAGCATCCATGAAGGCATATCTAAAATTTGAATGGATGTATCAATTGAGACAGATACTAAGAAAGTTTCCAGGAACAAATTTTTATTTCATAAATCGTAAAGAGTACCTGGAAGGAAATCCTTTCCTAAGATGGTATTTTGATCAAGCAAATATAAAGTGTGGTATCTATGCTGACCTACAAAGGTGGATAACAGGTTACAGAGATGACATCAAATGGAGAAAGTTATAGGGTCTTTGTGCTACTGGCGTCTAGCTTGTAGACTTTACGCATTTTCACGCCGACTTTCTGTGCGTATTTTTTAGTGTCACAATATGAACAGACATGTTTGTAATCGTTTGAGGCCCTGTCAGGATCTACCTTAGCTTTTGGCCTCAAAAATGTTACACCACATGAGTCACATTTGAACACGTAAATGGTATTTTTCCTGTGAAACGTGTGATAAACTCCCAATTTGCTCTGGCGTTCGTACAATCTCATAGTCTTGAGCGTTTCAATGAACATATATGTATTTAATAAATACGATTAACAGATTATGGCTAGATCAATTATAGACACAGGAACATTAGGAAATCCAGCAACAGGTGATACTTTACGTACGGCCATGACTAAGGCCAATGCCAATTTTGCCGAGCTCTATACGGATCTGGCAGAAACAACTTCATCAAACGGTATACTGACCACTGGGACAACGAATGGTGATGTCAAAATATTTCCCAATGGCACAGGTATAGTAGAGATAGATCGTTTATCACTAAACAACACTACAATAAGTTCGCTGGACACCAACGCTGACATCAACATACTTCCAGGTGGAACAGGAGGAGTTGTGCTTGGAGGACAGGTAACAGCAGGTGAGATAGTCACTAATCAAATCACATCCAATGGATCAAACGCAAATCTTAAGTTGATCACAGCAGGCACAGGCGACTTGATCATTGACACTGACGGACAGGTGGGTATTGGCACTGTGAATGCACCAGACTCAAAACTACACATCAAATCCGCCTCGTCAATCATAACGCTTCAGAGAACCGCTGACGCCAACAAACCTGGCCTAGACTTCCAAAACTCAAATGGTAACGTTAGAGCGGAACTTAGAATGGATGGCACCGACGGTACCTCTAACACAGTTTTCGTGAGAACATATGATGGTTCATCAACAGCAGAAAGATTCAGAGTGACACATACAGGAGCCAAAGTCACTGGCACTTTGGACGTTGACGGTGGCATCAGCATCACTGACAACACAATCACAACATCGGCATCTAATGCCAACTTAGAATTATTAGCATCAGGCACAGGAAATATAGTGATCGGTGAAGTTACTGTGTCAGACAATAAAATAACTTCAAATAGGTCCAATGACAGCTTGATAATAGACGCTTCAGGTACAGGTGCAGTTGAAATAATAACAGCTAAAGTAATACTGGCAAACTTGCCCACTAGTGACCCATCAAATGCAGGTCAATTATACAACGACTCTGGCACATTGAAGGTGAGTGCAGGTTAATAGCCGTTAGACGCATATACCCAAAATACACTAAATATTAGTTGATATGACAAGAGAAGTAATCGATGTCGGCGTTAATGCGAATGACGGATTGGGTGATTCGCTTTATGAAGCTGGCCAAAAGATAAACAGCAATTTTACGGAGCTTTTTGCCAAACCAAATGTCGGCGCAGACATTAAGTTCATAGGCAACAACATAGAAGCAAGTAATTCTAATGCAGATATAGATATCCATCCAGCTGGCACGGGCACTGTGCTTTTTCCAGCGATTAGATTCAATGCCAACAACATCGAGGTGTTAAACACCAACGATGATCTCAAAATTATTCCAGCAGGATCCGGTAAAGTAACGATAGCAGGCCTCGGCTTCAGTGGTGCCACTATCTCTTCAGATGATTCTTCATCTGTGAACATAAATGAAAACTTGGTTGTTGATGGAGATTACACAACTTCGGATGGTTTCACTTTTTCAGGTGCACAAACTTTTGCAAGTGGCATGGCGATTGGAAACCTGACCATGGCAAACGGCAGTATAACAGATTCGTCAGGTGCCATTAGTTTCGGGAATGAGAATCTTACAACCACAGGGACCTTGAACGCTGGAGACGATTCCGTTATAGGTAATTTGACCCTTACAGACGGATCTATCACTGATTCATCAGGTGCCATAAGCTTCGGTAACGAAAACCTTAGCACCACAGGTACTTTGGATGTATCAGGAACAACAACTATGGGATCGATCTCTGTGTCTGGAGCAACATCATTCGCAGACAGCATCACAGTTGACAACTTGACATTCAACGATAACATTATTTCAACAAGTTCAAACGCTGACCTTAGACTAACACCAGGCGGAACAGGTGTCGTGAACGTTAGCAATCTTACAATAGATTCATCGCTTAACTTTACAGACAATGTCTTGAAGGTTACAACATCTAATGCCGATTTAGATCTAGATGGCAGTGGCACAGGATCCGTTAATATCAACAAGATAGGCCTTAGCCAAGGAACAATTGATAACACAGTAATTGGAGCCAGCACACCGGCCGCAGGAACTTTTACTGCACCGATAAATTACAACACCTTGGTTTTTGACAAAGTCACTTTCTCAGGAAACACTCTTTCAGCAAAACGATCTAATGATAACCTTGAATTTGAGGCCAGCGGTTCTGGTAAAGTCATAGTAAATGATTTCAGTTTACCTAACAGTGATGGTGACACAGGTGCCTTCTTACAGACTGATGGAAGCAAAGGCCTAAGTTTCTTTGTTAGTTCCATTTCATTCAGTGAGTCTACAATCGTTGACAATCAGGAAACAATTGGTTTCACATCAAAAACTTTAATTGATGCCAACACAGCAACAGGCAGGCATGAACAACTGATTGCCACACCCGTCGTTATAGATGAGTTTACTACATCAAAATACGACAGTGCGTGGTATCTTGTATTGAGTAGAAATAAGGCGGCAGACAGTGCAATAGAATTTCAAATTCAAAAACATACAATGGCGCAGGGCACAGAAGATGGTTCTACCTTTGACACATTTAGTGGATCTTCCCAGATTGTAAGGACATCTGACAATGACGCGGCTCCATTACTAGATACAGATATTAGATCTGCGGTTAATAATGTAAGACTCACAGGAAGAGCGGGACTACTAGCAGATTCATCTGTGTCCACAGACAACGCAGTGAGTTTCTTTAGAATCGGCCTAGGAGACAATGACTCTTCGGGTTCACAGGCGGCATCAGGACTGGCATCAACCATTGTTGTAGCAGACTTAGATTCCGCAGTGTCTAACCTTGACACTTTCAGCATTTCAAGTGCCAGAGCGGCAAAATATTTTATTTCAATTAATAACACCACGACAAACGAAGTGTCCTCGACAGAAGTTCTATTGACGCATGACGGCACGGATGCATTTGTAATGGAATACAACATGATAAATTCCAACGGTGGTAACACACCTTTGGCAACGTTCACGGCCGACATCAGTGGTGGCAATGCAAGGTTAAGAGGAGCGAATGGCACAGCAGGAACGTGTAGGGTAACAATGTATAGAATTCTTATATCAGACAGCGAATCTAGTTCTGATGGCACATATGTGGATGTGATAGGCGCACAAAACATAACAAACATAGGGCAGACAACCATAGACACCAACACTTTCAGGGGAGATGCCGCACCAGATGTTAGTTCACAGAAGACAATAAGCAGTTTTGCAAACACATTCGACAGTGTTTGGTTCCATGCAATACACAAAGATATTACAAACAGCGAGTTTGCCATGCACAAATATTCAACAAATGATGGAATCACCAGTGACGGCAGTACAAGGCAGGTTGGAATAACTGATTCTTCTGTGCTTAACACTGGCGCAATGAATGACATAAACTTGGTAGACGTAGCAATAAATGGATCAAACATAGATCTCAAAGCCACAGGGCAGAGTGATGGATCCACAAGTATCAAAAACGCAACCAGCTATTTTGCGTTGGGACTTGGAGACAACACAACAACAGCCACATCAGGAAATATCAAAACACACGCAGGAGTTACGTTCGGTGGAAATAATGAAACAAGAGTTGATACGCTGACATCTACAGGCACAACAACATCAATATTGAATACACAGAGAACATTGGCAACATTCGATAAAACTGCCTACGACAGTGCATGGTACCTGGGAGTATCGAACGACATAGAAAATTCAGGACTGGCAACTTTCAAATACTCTGTGATGCACAACGACTCAAGTGCTTTTATAACATCCTCATCTATCACAAGGACTGATCTAAGTCATAATCACCTAGAGACTGATGCAGATGTCAGTGGCAGTAACGTAAGACTGTTAGGTAATGGCGGAAGATTGGATGACTCATCCAAATCAAATTCCAACACGATAGCATACTACAGGATCGGCTTGGGTGACAACGACTCGTCTGCCTACGAGAGTGACGACGGAGTCGCTGACACAGACGTGGTGACTGTTGGAGGAATACAAGAGACAACAGTAGATCACGTTGTGGCCACTGGTACCCACGCCACATTGTCGTCGACAGGAACAACAACCTGTGCAGAATTTACAGCTGGGCAATTTGACTCTGCTTTATACTTGGTGGTGAATCATGATGTTGCAAACGGTAGTTTTGAAACACAGAAGATATCGATATGTCACAACCTACAGGATTCTTTTATGACCAGTTCATCTATCGTAAGCACCGATGAAGGCGACACACATCCAATATACACCACGGATGTGGTCACATCAGGGGACAGTACAAGTAAAGTACGTTTAAGATCCACAGATTCTGACGGAAGCACGGTGTCTGCGAACAACACAATGGCCTACTACAGGATTGGTTTAGGAGACAGTGACTCCACAGGTTACGTGGGCGAATTAGGTTTGGTCAACGACATCATGCACGTGGACATCATAGGTAGCAGTAGTGTGGTACTAGATGCGATGACAAAAACAGCACACGTTGGAGCAAAATATTTCATATCGGTTGTCAATCAGGCCACGGGCGAATCAGGAAACATAGAAGCACTGATCACACACGACAACACCACTGGTTATGTAATTTCATACAACGAATTTTTCTCTGGCAACAACAGTCTTATTACCTTGACTGCGGACGTAAGTAGTAATACACTGAGTTTGCGAGGTTCTGCCACAGCAGGTGATAGCACCAAGGTGATAGTTCATAGGGTAGTTGCATTCGGTGATTCAGAGTCAACTGAGGCCAATTCTGACAGCACAAGAAAAGTAATAGGAAACGTTATAACGTCAAGCACAGCTACAACATTTGATACATTTCAATCAAGTGACACCGATGCAGTGCATTATGTGATAACTGGTCAAGGTGGCACCAATGAAAATTACATATGCGAAGCAACAGTGGTGACAGATGGCACAAACGTTTTTGTATCACACGGGCCTAGCATCACTACCAAAACTGGTGAAATAGAACTACTAGAAATCAGTGCTACCATATCAGGAGGCACTGTCAGTGTCAAAGCCGCTTCAACATCTGGAGCCACAGCGGTGCAGGCCTACGCGGTTAGATTAAAGGCACCTACCAATTCCACATCGACAATTGACAGTTTCTCAATTTCAGATTTTAGAGGTGCAAAATATTTCTTATCACTTAATAATCTCGATAGTAATGAAGTCAGCAACATAGAGTGTTTGGTTGTCCATGATGGCACAAATGCATTCATAAATCAGTACAACGAACATTTCAGTGGAAGTGCCAGTCTGTTAAACGGTGACCTTACCGCAGACATCAGTGGTGGTAATCTGAGATTGAGATGTGTTGTGGCATCGGACAATACGAGAGTCACTTTCTACAGAGTCATATTATCTGATGAGCCAAGCACACAAACATTCACCAACACTAAACTTATTGGTGGAGTGACTGCATCTAGCACTGCCACAACAGTTGACACATTCAATGACACATCTATCGACGGAGCACATTACGTTATTATTGGAACTAATAGTAGTGAAGGTGCGGCATCAATTCAAGAAGCTAATGTAATTACAGATGGAACAGGTGCCTTTGTTTCCTCAGGACCATTTGTAAGTTCTAAAGAAACAAATCAGCTGGATCTCACAGCTGAACATGATGGATCTAACACTGTTACATTAAAAGCATCGTCTACATCTGGTGCATCCACAAAGGTTGCGGCATATAGAGTACAAATGCAGGCTCCAACAGGACAAACAGATAACTTGGATACCTTTGCCAAAGGTAGTTTCAGGGGTGCCAAATATTATGTGTCAGCCAAGGAGACCGTGACCGGATACATCAGTAACATGGAGGCCATGGTGGTCCATGATGGCACAAATTCTTTTATAACTGTATTCAATGAACATTTCTCACACGTGTCACTAGTCACTCTGACAACAGACATCAGTGGCAGTGACGTAAGATTAAGATGTGCAGGAAATATACCTGACGTTAAGGTCAAGTTTTACAGGGTCTTGTTGGCGGACAATGAGTCGGGATCAACGGGAACAGATTTCAACACTGTGGCCGCTTCAACGGTATCAAGCACTGCTACTGCTATTGACACGTTTGAGGACACCAGCCACACAGGAGCAAATTATATAATAGTTTCACGTAACAGTGGTGAGAGCACAGCTCAAATTATGGAAGCCACAGTGTTATCTAATGGTAGAGAAGCATTTGTGCATGAAGGTCCACATGTTTCAAGTAAGGGCACACCTCAACTTTCTTTGACTGCAGAACACAACGGATCAACCACCGTGACTTTGAAGGCCTCTTCTACATCAGGTTCTTCCACAACAGTGAATGCTTTCAGGATCCATATGTTGAGAACAGACAGAGACGCATTTACAACACTTGATACGTTTGCTCACGCAGATGAACAAGCCGCAAATTATATAATAGCAATGAAAGATGCTGACAACAGGGTTCAACTATCTGATGTAATGTTAGTCAGTGACGGCACAGACGCATATCATACTGAAATCGATGTCAACAGTGAGTCAGCAACGGCTCCATTTATTACAATCACATCTGCTGTAAACGGTAGCAATGTTGAATTAAGAGCAGAAAGCACAATAGAGCAGTCCACGACCATTACCAACATATTCAAAATTCCATTGAACAGACCTACAGGCAATCCACAATCAGTTGCCACTTTGGACACATTTGATAAGACCACACATAGAAGTGCGGCATACTTCATAACTATATCAGATTCCAACACCGGCACATTAGGAAACTACGAAACACTTGAAGCAAGGGTCACACATGATGGCTCAAATTCATATATTTCTACTTTTGGCAGAACGAATAGTGCAACCACAGGTGACCTAGTTACGTTTACCACAGATGTCAGTGGAGACGATGTAAGGCTCAGAGGAGCGATAAGTAGTACTAACGCACATAAAGTAACAGTGGTGAGGAGATTAATAAACCTATAATATGTCACAGCTAGTTTTAAATGTAGGACAAAACGCAAACGACGGAACAGGAGATACGTTACGAGATGCAATGATAAAAGTGAATACCAATTTCACTGATATCTATAATGCGGCTGGATTTGATCTTACAACTATTTCAGTTACAGGAAATGAAATTAGGGCAACAAGAACAAATGATGATCTAGTTTTTGCACCTGCAGGATCAGGTGCTGTCGT